AGCCGCCAAGCTAGATCGTCTTCCGCCTGACTCATTGCTTTCTCTCTGATGCATACTTGATATTGAGACCCGCCAGCGCACACAGCCTGTTCTTTTCATCAAGACCTTTTTTTGTGAGCTTGAGTGATCCATCTTTTGGGGCCACGAATCCATCGCGCATGACTGGCTGCAAAAAGTCTTCCGGTACAGATTCATTCGCCATAACTGAGAGAATGACGCAAAGCCGGTTGTTCTGAGTCCTAGACAGTGCCATCCCGCATCATATCTGATAAACGTATAGCGCGATCACCAACTTGCTTAGCCCATTTGCTATCCAACATTTCCGCGGCAGCGACGTGCCAGTTGCCGGCTTCCACGGCTGCTAGGAACTTTTTGAACATTGACAAGCGGGGCGATCCCAGATTGAACGTCATATTGATAAGGACCCTTTGCCGCACATCATCTAGTGAGGCGAAGAAAGGGTATCGCTTGGAAACTTCAACGATGGCTGTATCAATGTCTTTTTCTAAATAAGCGTTGACCTCGTCGGGCGAAACTTCCGTGCCTATGGGCTTGCCATGCTCTGGATCACCTTCAATTATTAAGTGCCCGACGCCGCAAGTCGCGTACCCTAGATGATCTTCGTAGATCTCAAAGACGCAGCCTTCATCCCTGATCAATTCGCTTTTTAACGTATCTCTATCAAACATATTAACCCCAGACCTTTGTTTTCTTGCCACCCCAATACTCTACGGCGTTGCCTGAGTCAATCATCAATTGGCAGATGTCTAAACCGTTGGCGTTGTATGGCTTGCCTAAAATGCGACCAAATTTGCCGCGCCCTAGTGATTCAAAGGTAATGTGGTCATCACCAGTGGTCAGCGCCTTTTCTAAAAATGCTTTGGCTTGTAGGCCCAGGGCTTTTTCAGCTTTGTTGCGTGTTCGTGATTCAGGCGTGTCAATGCCGGCCAGCCTTATGCGTTGCTTGCGAAGCCAAACATCAAACCCTAGATCAATGTCTACATCAATGGTATCGCCATCTACTACACGCAGCAGCTTGGCCTTGTAGTGATACATTAGTCAGATGCTTCGCCAGCTTTCTGCTTTGCCTTACCAACGTTGAGGGCTATCAATTCGATAATTGGATACACATACTTGCCCATAAACGCGTCATCTTTTGGTGTCGGTGTAGCGGCACAAATCGCGGACGAGATTGCCACGAACATTCCGGCATAACTTAATAGATCACTCAATAGTTCCATCATTATCCTCCTGCTGGTCATCGGCGAGGTTTTTGTAGTATTCCACGATATTAAGCATTTGACGAATGTACCTTTTTATCTCTGCCATGTTATTGGAAAGGTTTTCATAACCTTTTGTGCTCACGGCATACCATACATTAACAGGCGCTTCACCCTGATCTAAGTCATCAACGTATTCTTTCATCAGCGCTGGGGTTAGCACGCGCCATTCTACATCCATTGGAGTGATCTTATCAGGCAGCACTGGATGAAAAACCGGCGCTGGCACTTCTACTTTGACAACCTTCACAGGCTGCACAGGCGGCGGTGCGTTCCAGCTACAACCAACCAGGAGTGCGCTAGTTGTGAGAAGTGATAGTCGTAAGTTCATCAAACACCTCCTTTGTTCCTTTGTTGATGATCTTTTCTATCAAAGCCGGTTTGCTTAGGGAAAGCATATTCAAATCATGCCTAGCAAACTTTGATCTTAAGTCAGCGGCCTCTGCTGCGGCTGCTTGATTCGCGGACTGTAGATCCTGCACCTGTGCCATCAATGCTTTACTGCGCGTTAAATGATCTTGGATCGCTTGGTTTTGATCAGCAATTTCTGATTCCAGAATTTTCTGGTTCTCAGCAGCGGTTGCGAGTTGTGTTGTGAGGTTTTCGATCTGTGCTTGCGCTTTGTCAAAATACAGCTTGAACGCCGCGCCTGACAGCACCAGCAAGACGCCTAGCGCAGCGCTTAATTTGAAGCCCATGTGTACACCTTAAGACCTTGCTCTTTGCCTTTTACGTTGATGTCGTTGTGATATTTTAACCCATCCTGTACCGCATGAGCAGTGGTTGAGCCAACGAGCAGACTGACGCCCTCTGCCTTGGTAGCTGACTCTAACCTTGCTGCTGTGTTCACAGCATCACCTATGGCTGTGTAATCAAAACGCGTAACGCTCCCCATGTTTCCAATGATTGCTTCACCACTGTTGATGCCGATACCGATTTGAATGTTAGGTTTATTGTCAGCGGTTAGCTCATTATTTAGCTGCACCATACCGGCCTCAATATCTTTGGCGCACTGTATGGCTAGCTTTTCATGTTGATCAATGGGAAGGGGCGCGTTCCAGAACGCCATCATTGCATCACCAATGTACTTGTCCACCAGCCCTTGGTTTTTCTTTACCGCATCAGATTGCACGGTTAGAGCGCGGTTCATCACATAGGTAACATCCTCTGGAGCAAGCTGCTCAGATAGTGATGTGAAGCCGCGCACATCAGTGAAAAGGAAAGTCGCGTAGTACTTCGCGCCGCCTAGCTCCAACTTTTCAGGATCTTTCTGTAGTTCTGCCACTTGTCTGGGATCAAGGTAGTGTTCAAATTGATTCTTGATCTGCTGTCGTAGTTTGTACTGTTGGGCGAAGTTGAAATAAAACGCCACGCTGGCCGTGATGAATTCACTGATCAGCGCCCACGAAACGTCAATTAGAATTCCTTGCGCCACGCTGTAAGCGCCTGAGAGCGCCGTGGTGGTCATTATTGATAAAGCCAAGCAAACACCAAGGGTAACGCCAGAAAACGTGACACAGGCCCACACAAGCGCTATACCAAGCAGTAAAACGCAAATTTCTACAAAAATTGCGAAATCTGGTATTTTCGGCGCGTTTTGATTAATTATGCTTTCTGCCACTGCGGCTTGTATCTGATGCGGATACAACAAGCCTGCGGGCGTAGCAATCTGTGGCATAACACCTTTTGCGGTGACTCCCACAAACACAAAGCGTCCTGCTATGCCAGACAAGTCATCTAGCGATGTTTCATGTGGAACAACCCACGAGATCCAACGCCTGCCCATGCTGTCCGTAGCCGCAGGCGGTATGCCTTTTGTAGCAATCTCTTGCACACCATTTTCATTGAACCTGATTATGTAAGTGTCTGATCCAGCCAACACTTTGATTACCTGGGTAGCGAAGCTGGGCACCCAACCATCAGGCGTGCGCATGAGTAATGGCATGCGGCGCAGAAGCCCATCAACATCTACCGGCGCAGAAACGATGCCTTGCCCGTTCCGCAAAAGCGGTATGTTCTGCTGGACACCAGAAACTTGTATCCCGCCAGTTGGATTGCCAATCATCACCGTGCCAACAGGGTCAGGGTATTGGCTGTTGTCCGTTTCAAACATGGCAGTTACGGACGGCCAGCGGTTTATTGTTTCAGCAAAAAGCTCGTCACCGCCCATCCTATCTGGCTGCGGAAAGCTCATAACCCAGCCAACACCTAGCGCGCCTGCGTTCATAAGCTCTGTGTGTATTTGTGCTAGTCGTGCCCGCGGCAAGGGATAACCGCCTTCAGCAGCTACGTTGGCTTCGGTGATATTTACAACGGCAAAGTACGGTGAGGCTTGCGGTGGCTCAAGCATGTAGTCAAAAGCGCGCAGTTTGATCATTTCTTGCGGCGCGCTGTTGAACACTAGCGGCAGCACTAGAATGACCAGCAACGGCAGAAAACGCTTCACTGCCCTTGCCTTATAATTATGACAGAATCACTGCCACCGTTGATTGTTATTGTGTTAGATACACCGCCTTGTATCAGTATAACTGTGTAGGCTTGCGCGCCATCAATATCTAGGCGCACGTTGCTGGAAACGTTGCGGCGCAAAGAAACGTTCTGCCCTTGCACAAGTGTCGTTATTTGCGTGACAGGATCTTGGCCCACGCCTGTGCCGCGTATATCAATGTTCGTTGCTTGCAGCGCCAGCACGTCTTGTTCGTCTTTGACGGCCAAAGCATCAAGGACATCCAGCAA